CTAACTCCCAGTTTTAATGATAGCAAATTAAAATAAAGAGTTGACCTTGGTGTTCCTAGACATCGAGGGCCCTGCCAGCAACCCCCACGTTGCTGCCGTAAAATGGAAAGATAACTACATGTTAGCTATCGATCCCAAGCCAAATAAGATTTATCAATTTGGCAAGTGGCGTAACATAGCCACCATTGCTGAATTGAAAGAAAAAGTGAAAATGATGTGGAATACTAGTTTGTACCAGTTCTTCGCTTGGGGTTCCGACTCTGAGAAGGAGTTCTTTGGTATTCCCGTCTATGACTTACAGAAGATAGCTATACTTATCGACAAACCAGACAAATATGGCGTTCCTCATGACGGAATTAGCGAAGTTTGCTGGCTCGAACTTGTCGTTCAGGCTGACATCAAAACAGGTGGTGTTAGCTGGAAAGCTTCTGAAAGCACTTGGATGAGCAAATAAATACATATGCAGTATTGGAGTTTTGTGACCGCTTAACGTGGTTCATTCATTTCTGATACATAGAGCATTCTACGTCTTTGTAACAAACCACCCGTACTTTATTTGTCCACTCGCCAGTGTGAGTCACTATTTCCTCTGAGATATGTTGAGACCGACCGAAAATATATGAATGAATATTCAATGCCTGATCCTGAAGACGTCAGACCAGTTTAACAAGTAGTTTAACTTCATTCATAAGTCCCTTCTAAAAACAACTATCAAACTGTCAACGACAAGCCTCTATAACAGAAGCAGATTCTTAGCATCGATACACAATATAAAGATCTGTTTTAGAAGCGTGAACCATCTTTGTCGCCATAGGAGTACAAGCCACTCGACAACACCCTTGACAGAGGTTTCTTGGAAGAAACCAGAGAGGAATCACAGATACAAGCAGAAATGTAGGTTTAATAACGTTCTAACACCCCAATGATAGAATCTGAAGTTATTAGACTATTGCAAAACGTGAACAATCCCAGTTAAATTCTCCCCAAGGAATTCTACTAGGAAGTTCTCACTGGAGAAAGATGGAATGGCAGCAGACACCGTTCTAATTTGATAACTTTCTTAACTGCTAAAATGAATGAGCTAAATAGAGCCATGAGACATCTCCGTAACTTAAACACTCATGATAAGAGGATTGTCTACAATGAAATGATCGCTAATTTGAAGAAACGGAATTGGCATGAAATGATAGTGTGCCTTTATTTGAAGCATTTTCCTGACGATAAAGAAAGCCACAAGTATTTGAACGGTGCCATTTATAATCCTTTAGTTAAAGGTACCCTGCCCCAAGATAATACTAGCCATTTAGACCGCGCATCCTTCTTTTAGATTAACGAGAGAGGACTGACCGTCCATGGACATTTCATGCCCTTACTTGGAAATCCTAACCTCACTTTAGTTAATGGACCTGATGGAGGTTGTGTGATTGCTTGTATACTACTGCTATTAGACGGCAGAGTTAATATACACAACAAACCCTTTGCTATGGGTACCTTAGCTAAGATGAATGAGGAGCAAATCACTTTAACTGTTACTAACTATATAGCTGCTGCGGACCGTATTTTTAGTACTAAAGTGATGAAAAATGGTAAACCTACTGGACGCACCTTCGGATAATATTGTGAAGTGGAGGTCATCTAACCAGACGGCTCGGTCAGGAAGATGAGCCAGAAAGTCTATCGACCTTGTTGCCTCGTTACTAACAACGATGAGGGGCGTAGCACTTAGCATCTGCATGGAGATCACTGTCGATGGTGCTACCACTGTAATAAATTCACATTTCCAGTGAACAGTGGCGTTGAGTATGACGACATCGTTTTGATGGCCGAGCATTTCGCTTTGAATCTACACCATCATTCCGCTACCAATTTGGACATCAACAGTTTGGTCTTAAACGAGAGAGGCAACCATATGAATGTAATTCTTAAGACTAAAATGGTTGAAAATTCTCGTCGCAGTCACATGTCTCCCTGGATTGAATCTTTTAATTAAATTCAATCTTTAGACTCTACCAGGGGTCAACTTCTTGCTAATGAATTCTCTAAGGATTTAGGTTTGGAGAACAATTATCACTGTGCAAAGAAGTCATAAAGCATCATTGATATCAAGAAGACTAAGTTAGACATGGACCGTATGAGGGAGAAACTCAGAGCATTTGCTGCTAAGCATATTCCATCTTCACCTCCTATGAAGACCATGATTAACCCTCAGGCTGCCGCTTTGACTTTTGACAAGCACTGCCCTTTGACAATTGCACTTAAAGCTATCGACACGAATGTTCAGCTGGGCCGTGATCTCAAGATAGCCAGGAAAAGACTGCTAGACTCCTAGAAGAAGGTTGCTAAGATTCGCAAGTCATGTTACGAGAAGCTAAAAGATGAGAATGCACTTGATTTAATCCAGATCAGACAACGCCAGGCTGGAGATCAAGCCATCTTGGAAAGCAACAAGCACGAGCTTCATGAAATTGTCAAAATTGCCAACGCCACGTTGTCATCTGGTGAAATCCTCAATCATCGTGAATTGACTTGGATTCATGATTTTATGTACAAAATGGGTATGATTGACGATGCATTGACAAAAAAGCTTCACAAACTTTGTTTTAATTCTGACCATGAAAAACAGTCTGGACCACTTGCTGAGTGGATGCTTAAAGCTTCAGCATGTTTGTTTTACTTCATCTGCAGGCCTAAAGATAATCCTTACTTACGAGCCGGTGAAATAGTTTAGAAAGAAATGACCACTTATCACAGTGCTGCTAAACTAACTTGGTATCCACAGGCCGATATTCAAGTAAACATGGAGTAACGACTCTTCAACGAGCAAGTCTAAATTAACAAAGCTCAGAACAAAATTGATGAGATTGATGCTCTCATTAAGGAACAGGAGCAACAAAGGGCCGATTATGTCCCTGTCGATGTCGAAGATAAAACTGAATCATAAAACTCTGATGTTGAGGAAGTCAAGTCAGAATAAGATTAAGAACCAAAATCTTCATCATCCGAACTTAAGGAGGACGACTCGCCAATTGACAAAGACTTATATTTCATGGACGGTGAATATAACGAAGAAAGCACCGATTAAATGGTGAGTCAACTGGTAACCGGTCTTGAACAGTCTACAGGCAGATACGATAACCAGGATCCCAAGTTCACAATTGAGAATGCTATGACTTATTTCCGCAATAGAGAAGCTTGTGCAGCCATCGACACTCTCGACAAATTTGAACCAGAAGAGGCTGAATAGTTGACCAAACTTTACGACAATTATCTCGACCATTTCGCCGGAGCCAAACTGTTTCGTACTGGTGCGGAGGACTTATTAAAGCTTAACTAAGTTCCAGCCAAAGTCTCTACTAGTAAAACTGGCTTCCTTACTAGGCATTAGAAAGGTAAGGATAAGGGTGGCGCCATGACCACTACGATGGTAGCCGATAAGGATTTCGAAGGCAAGTAGTCTCTATGCAGTAGGAATTACAGTTCCTTTCCTGTTGCTTCATAGCCTTTGAATAAAAGAATCAATACCTTAGTCGCTTCATTTCCTAACACTATTGTCGGAACTGACTGTTACGATCTGTTGACTAAAGGTGAGAATAAGAATACTCAGGATAAGATCACTGAGTTTATTGCTTCTACTGAACACGCCTTTTGTCGAATTGGTAATAATCTCAAGA